CTTCGTATTTGTATTCCATAAAACATTACCTCTCTCTACTAGTATATAGTAAAGAGGGCAGGTTTTACAAACTAGCCACCAACAAAGTTATTGCGGTTTGTTACAAAGAAATCGATTGTGAAGAATTCTAGGGATGTTGTTGGGATTAGATAAATCTTACCACGAAGAGTTTTATTATCTAGATCTGCTTGTGTTGTTGTAGTAGCATCGATAACAACTTTATATTTTTCGACACCACCAGAAGATTGATAACGTGCCATGATTGGTTGAACCGCTGCATTAAATGCTTGTAGAGTTGATGCTTGTGCTGGTTCGAACAAGAATCGTGTTGCAACTTGACGAACATCACGACGGATGGCAATTAAAAGTCTTCTAACATTAACCCTATTAAGCAAGCTGTCTTTGTTAAGCAAGGTTTTTTGACCCCAAACAACTGGACCAACACCTTGCTTGGAAAGTAGAAGGTTCATTCTTGCCACGTAAAGGGTGTCTGCGTTGGCTTGATTTAGTGCAACGGCGAAGTCTGTTACGTTGGAAAGTGTGCCTCTTGTAAAGCCTGCTGGTGCGTTGAATGGTTGTCCAACTGTATCATTTTTAGCATATGCACCAAGTACAGCAACAGATGGTGGAACTTTTTCGAAAACAACACCAGTATTTGATATAAGGTTTACGTCTGGGAAATATGTCGCAGCAAAGCTGCTGTTTACTCCACGGTTGACAAATTGTTGTGCTGTTTGTGAAACGTTAACTGACTCATAAGAACCAGTGATTGACAATCCATTCGAATCATATTGTTCTGGGTCCATGATATAGAAGCAATCAAAACGATCATTTTCTACAGCATTGATAGCGGTATCTGTGACATAACGTACACGAATTCCAGGCATTGTAAGAAGTTGAATGTTAACATCATTAACATCTGAGATTATTCCAATGCTTTTTATATAACTTTGTACGGTTGGACCATTTATTAGTCCACGGCTTGTTTGTGTAATTTCTTGAGCAACTGCTGCATTATTAAGATAACGTGTATCTGAATTGAATATACGAGTACCATCAAAGCCACGTTCGAGATAAAAGCTGAATTTAGCTAAACGTTGTACTGCTGCATTTTCAACAAGATCATTTACTGAAAGAGCTCTTGTTTTTGTTGCTTCGTCAGCGGGAATATGTCCTGCACGAATATAACTCCAGCTAAGAAGTGCTGTTGTACTTGTGTTTGGTACGTCACCGCTACCTGTTACAATCTTAACTTTTTCTAGTGAGAAAAGGTTGTTGTTAAACAAGTCTGAATCAAGTATGCCGTTAGCTGTTGTGGTAGCTGCACCGTTGTTATTAAACACTGCCGGTTGCACATTTGTTGTGCCTTCAAGATTTGGATAATACTTGCTAAATCCAAGTAAGCTTGGATTAAAGATAGAGCTTCCATTTCTGTCTATGAGACTTGTTACGTTTTGAAATTGAACACCCCAATAAAGTCCTGTATTAATACCAGAAGAAGAATCAAGTTTCTTGAGATTTAAACGCATTGGAACAGGCGGTTGAGAAGCTTTATAAAGTGGTACATTGCCAACTGTTGTATCAAAGTATGGATATGTTGGGTTTAGCAAATCTCCTTGTTTGATATTGTATAGTGAACTTGAGCCTTGCGTAACAAGGTGTTGTGGTCCACGGAAACCAAAAGGCATTGCTGATGGATCAAGTTCACCAGAATCAACAGCATCTGCAACTTCAACACGAACATAACCAGAGTTATTTGGATAAGATCCATCTGTTGTTACTTTTTGCGAAGCTGTATCTGTATCGAAGTTAAAGAAGGTATGTGTGTTACCAATCTTCTTGGCAATATAGTTTGGTGAAGTTGGATCAAGTGAGCAGTTTGTAAATGTTTCCAAAGCTGCATCATTATCAGTAGAAGTCATCGAACGAACAAGAACTGTGAACACACCATATGGCTGTGTGGCTCTTCCAGGTTGAATATTAACGATAGAAATCTTTACGTCACCGTTGCTTGCTTCACCATCTGAAAGATGATGGAAACGGAAAAGATTTTGTGGAACTCCACCAAACCCTTGAGAAATAACCCAAGGTGAAAAAGCGTGTCCATAACGATCTTGAAAACCTTCAAAATTTGGTGTTACAAGGCTGCCAACATTTGAGGTATGGGTTGCCGCTGATCCAGATGAAGGAACAAGGAATGCAATGTTTTGCTTTGTGCCATAAGCAGATCCAGAATCAGGTACAATAATACCAGAACCAGTTGGTATTGCAAGAGCAGAATAAATATCGAAATTACCATATAGCAAGTGCCCAGCTTCTTCGGTTTTAAGTGGGTCAGTGTTAAAAACGCTTGAGAAGTAATTTGTAGCTTGTGGATCAAAACTTGCGGTAATAACGTTTGGATAACGTACATCGGTTCCTTTATGACCATTGAGAAGAATTACAAAGCTTTGATTGCCAGAGCCTAGTTCAATTGATCCAGTAAATCCACCATTAAATGAAGTTTCGGTAGCTATAAAGCTTGAAGCAGGGGCTGGTGAATCTTGTGCAGCCGAAGATAGTCGGAGTACAACACCAGATGGAGCAAATAACACACCACGAATGATTGGTACTGAAATTGTAGAAGTTTGCAATCCTGCGTCAGAAAACACAGTAGAACCAACTGATTCACTCATGAAACAACCAAGCATATATACAGAGCCTGTTACACCTCCTGCATTTGCAAAAATGTTATTTCCAATAGCTCCAGCACTCCCACTTGGCTGTTGAGCACCAACGACAAAACCTGCATCTGTCACAGTACCATTACCATTACGTGACAATCCTTGACCAGCACCAAGAACTCTTACTTGCATAATTGGTACAGCAGTGTTGCTAAACCATTCTCTTGCAGAAAGATAACCTAATGGAGTATTTGCATTTAAACCACCAAATACTGACACATATTGTGTTAGCGTTGTTGCCATTATAGGAACAAAAGCTGGTCCTTTGGCCGTTGTGGATATTACCAACGCAGGAACTCCTGATGGTGAACGAGTTGTTGGTTGACTTATATCAAACTCTCTTGCTATTGTGCCGGGGCTTAATTGTGCCATGTTTAAAATCTCCGTATATCAAACGTTAACGATAAATAGAAGAATAAAAAAAAACTGCCACCTTTCAGCAGCAGTTTTTTTCAGTTGAATTATATAGCAAAGAGGTAACGTTCTATAAACTGTTATCTGGCAAATGCCAGCCTTTATGACTCTTGTGTTTACCTAATAAAACCTTGTTTAAGTTGCCATGTTGCAGATCTGAGGGGGCATTTTACAAACTAAAAAATACTAACTCCGCTTGGCAACACAACAAAATCCATAACAATATATTCGATAGCTCTTGTTGGAAGGACTCTGATTTGAGCATTCATACGGTTGCTATTAACGTCTTCAGTGGTGTTGTTACGTTGATCACAGATCACTGCAAACTTTTCAATACCTTGCTGTGCTTGTACAGTTGCAAGCACCAAACTGGATTCGGATATAAAACGTGTACGAAGTGCTGGAGTATTTTGCTCAAACAGCAAACGATTTCCAATTGCGACAATTTGACGCTTGATTTCTAGTATCATTCTTTTAACGTTAATAGATTCCAAAGCACTTTCTGCTTGTTGTAATGTGTTTTGTGAGAAGAACACATAGTTTGCACCTGGGAATTTAACAATTGGATTGATATTCGCATCGTAAAGTGTATTGCGATCACTTTGATTTATTCTTATTGAAGTAAGAAGTACGAAGCCAAGAGAACCACGATCAAATCCTGCTGGTGCGAACCATGGGAACTTAACACGGTCGTTATAACTCAATGCTGACAGAGCAGCGATAGATGCTGGTAGTTGTACACGACGAGTGTTTACTGTGTCTTCAATAATAACGTTTGGGAAATAAGCTGCGGCTCCATTGTTGTCTAGTGCACGATTTATAAATGCATTTGATGTTTTATTGATAGAAATAGATCTGTTTGTTTCACCATCAAAAATACGAACGTCGTCTTTGTCGTATGGTTGAATATCTAAAAGATAAAAGCTTAAACCGTAGTCTGTATTTTTCTCAAGTGCATAGTTTGTGATAAGAGGATCACGTTGTCCTGGTGTTGCAAGAATATTATTGTTTGCAAGACTTGTATTTGTTGCAATATCGATTGCTGTACGATAAGCAACAACGTTTTGGTTAGCTGCTCCAACACCTGTATAGTTTGTTGCTGATGCTGCACCAGGAGATACATAACCTACATTAGCAAGACCATATATTCCACCAAAACCAATTTCTGTGGAGGTAGATTGATCTGTGAATCTTGAAGCTTGTTTGTCAAAGATGTTCACACCATCCCAGCCACCTTGCATGAATGTTGTAAATTTAGCATAGTTAGAAAAATTATTAAACTGCACTGCACTGCCACTGTTAACCAAAGAAGCAAATGTGATACGATTACTATAGTTTGTTGCAACATACGTTGTTGGATCTATTGTTGCATTACGAAGATATGCAGCAGATTTCATAAGAGTTGGAATATCTGTTGCAGCTACCGTTGCGATTGATGTAGCATCAAGAGCCACATTAGCAAGTGTAAACTTATTGTTATTCAAAAGATCGCTTGCGGAACCAGTTGTGAGTACATCCAGTTTTTCAATACCAGAAAACTTAGAAAAGTTTGCAATAATTGGATTAAGAGATGAGTTTGTATTAACGTTTAGAACGTCGTTGTTATTACGTTCAAACTTAACGCCCCAATATAGACGACCATCCAAGATTGTTTGAGCACCTGGAGCACCAAAGGTGGTGCCGGAACTAGTTAGTGGATTACGTGTAATTGTAAAGCGATATGGAACTGGTGGTACGATTGAACCAGACATTAAAGCGCCGTTTGGAACTGTACTTGAAGATACGCCGCTTATTCTTGCAAGTGTTGGCAAACCACCTTGGTCGCTCAAAGCTACGTTTGTCAAAAGCATTTGATGACCACGAAATCCGAATGGAAGAGCTAATTCTGGTACTTCATCTGAGTCAAGTTGTTTGCTTGGTACCACACGAATAAATCTGCTACGGTTGCCATATTTTCCTTCAACTGTGATACCACGATCTTCTGATTCAATTTGATCGAAATCAAACTTGGTACGTTTATCACCAATCACTCTAACAATATATTGAGTGCTATTTGGATCAAGTGATAGATTACTAAACTGTTCAAGAATTTGTGGTTGTTCATCACTGTCATTAAATGCTCTAACAGATAAAGTAAATGAACCATATTTTGTTGATGGATTTGTTGATGCTAGCAAGTTTGAAATACTGATCTTGTATTTGCTATTTGCATAAGCACCATCATCACGACTTTCAACATAGAATAAATCATATTCGATTCCGCCGAAAGGTTGCGAAACAAAATATGGACTTTTTGGTGCAGTATAACGTGTGTTAAAGTAACCAAATACTTTACCAAACTCAATACCAAGAGAGTTCACGTTTCCTGACCCAGAAAGAACCGCAACGGTTGGTACAGTATTGCTTGCTGAAAGTGTTGCAACTTGAGAGTCTACTGCATAGTCGAGATAAAGAACGTGTTTCTTTTCTGCGAAATTTTCTGGGTTTGTGTTCAAAATCTTTCCAACATATTGATCTGAATCTGGGTCAAAGGAAGCTGAGAAGATTTGAAGACCTGCAATGCCATCGTCAGAAGAAAAGGAAGAACCAACAGAAGAAGAAAGAACTAGTTTAAACATTCCTTGCATTGGTCCAGTTGTACCAACTTGTGCTGCTTCATATGTACCATTTCCTGCTACAACAGCAGCAGGATCATAAACACCACCAGAATCTACCGCACCACTTAAAACAAGAAATCGTGCGTCTGGGGTTGTAAAAAGAACAGCACGAACAAGGTTCACACCATCGTTATCTGGTGTAAAACCGTTAACGTTATAACTGTTGTTATTGGTAAACATTGGATAACCAAACACTTCATTGTTTTGCACAAAGTGTTTACCAACCAAGAACTGTGGACGCCCTTGTAATGCACCAGAAGCAAAAACTGTTCCATTGCCTACAATTTGCATACCAGCATTTACAACAGTACCACTGACTTCTGTTTGAAATATATCTAATGATGAACTGTTGGCACCACAACCAAGAATACGAATATAGTTTGCAGAAGCAATTTCAGTACCTTTTGCTTCAAGAAATTTTTGTACACCATATGTGCCAACATATTTCGAATTAACAGGTCCAAACTTATTCGAAAAATCTGAATAACTTCCAATTGTTATTGGCACAAACGCTGGGCCTTTTTCTGCACCGCCGATAATAGTTGCAGGTGTTCCACCAACAGGGATTGTACGTTCAGTTAAATCAAATTCTCTATCAAAATAATTCGGGGCTTTTAATATTGTTTCTGGCATAGTTTTTCCTCACTTTACAGTTTGCTAAAGTTCTACGGCATAAATAGAGACAAAAAACTGGTTTGCCTTAAAGAACCCTAGAGTCACTTGTTATCAATAAAGAAATCGTATAATGCTTGCTGGTCGGAAGCTGTATAAACAGTTTCGCCTTGTTTTTGATTGTTTGATACTTGTTTTACATATTTTGTCTGGGTAACGTTTTGGTTAAATGGGTCACGATAAACTCTTTGAAACACAAGCTTTTCTTGTTCTGGTTGCGTTTCTTTTGTTGTTGGATTTTGTTCTATATCTGTAAGCACAAATTGGTTTTCTTTTGTAGAGTCGTTTTTTGTTTCATTATATTGATCGGTATCTGGTTGGAAGGAAATTTCACCCGGAGCAACATAAGTTTCAAAAGATATATTAACATTTGAAACATATCGTTTGAACGGTACTCTTTGACCAGGAGCGTTAGGAGCAAGTAAATAACCACGAACTGTAATATTAAAACTATATTTAATTAAACGTTCCAGGTCTGTTATGTCATCAAAGTTATCTTGAGCATTTAAGGTTGGATCAACCGTTGCAGCAAACCAATATCCTTTTTCGGTTTTGAGATAAAAACCTTTGCCGGGAGTTATTTGACTGGCAAGAAACGTTTCAATCAAATAGTTCATGTGTTGGGTATAGTTCGTCCAAAACACAATTTCATACGTTGCCGTGAAAAACTGAGGAAAAGGTATTGCAATAATCTCGTAGATATGATCGGCCCTTAAATGTTTTGTTTTATTATCCAACAACATTCCTTCAACAATAGAAGGATCTCTTGCATTTTCTCCCTTGCTTTGTCTTAAGGTGTCTGGAGGATTTGGTGTGTTGTTTAGCAGCAAACGGTTAATCAAGGATTGATAGTCTTTGTCAGATTCGTCTAATCTACGTTTGATGGTTAATTCACCAACAAATGTATCTCCAGAGTTTTGTTCAATTGTTGTTCTACGCAAAGATATTGCTGGCAGCAATAAAACACCATTACGATCCCGAAAAGGCTTTAAACGTTTGGCAAGAGCAAATCTTTCTCCTGTTGCCAGGATAACAAAAGGTTTCTTTAAATTGATTTCTTTTTGATAGCTTGTGTTTACTTGATATGTTTGAAAAGGAATTTCTTTATCAAATAAACTATGGATTGCAGTATCTACATCTTCAATCCCGCAAGAAGGAATATAGTAAGTTGAAGGATCGTTATTGGTTAGATCATAGCCAGTTGGTTGTTGATCTTTGCCTTCTAAAAAGGGAACATTAAAACGTGTTGTCATACTTTATAAGTAGCAGTAGTCAACACTATTCGTCATATACACCTTTTTTTGGAGGCAATGGATCGTTATTAAAGCTCTGTGTTTCGCCTTCTATGAAATCACCTAGATCATTAACATTTGGTTCAATACGACGTTGACCTGTACCCAAAGCTATTGGAGCCATATCAGTTTTGAGACGTTCTCGCATCTCACGAACGTCACCTGTTGATTGTCCGTCGTTTGTGATAGGCAATCCACGTTGCTGTTCAAAAACATTTTGAATATCTTCTGGACTAAGACGTGGGGGTGGAAGGTTTGGAACGTCGAGTTGATTGAGTCTAGCGTTTCGTGCTGTTATTTTCCATGAAACGTTGTATTCAGCAAGACCAAATATGTTTTTACCAGCATTGGTGACAGTAAGTATTTCATAAAAGATATCGTCATAAGAAAAGAAGTCGCCCTCGCTTAACACAATACCTTTGTCTTGTAAATCTTTATATTGAATCAACACTTCGATCTTGGCCTCAACATCTGGACCAAAGTTTGTTGTTTTGCTTGAATATTCTGGTTGACCAACAAGTGCTGGTATCGATATTGGATTCTCAAAAATCTTTTGCAAAGATTCGTTATAAACTTTATGAACAGAGCTTTTGATTGATGATACTGGGAAGTAATTTATAAACTGCCCTGAAATATCCTTTATAAATTCTTTCGTCAAATCATTAATAAACTGGACTTCCCTTAAACCGATGAATAGGCGAGAAATATAGCTAGCCCTAACTTTCTATAGTTATAACTATTATTAACTCCAAGAAAGGGGTATCCAAAAAAGCTATAAAGTAAAGAGGGGAGGTTTTACACTATTACATAGAAGGGAAGGTAGGAATTATGCACAAAAAATTGCGTATTTAGGAGGCATTGGAATAAACGCAAGTTGCTTGACGGCATTTTCTGCCTTGGCAGCTTCACGTTCGGCAATCTTGTCATAAGTTAGATTGTCCAAGGTTTCTTTCAAGCTGGTCATAAGCTTTTCTTTGTCTTCTTTTCCTTGAGTTATTAGGTCGTCACCATTTAGCTGAAGATCAGCGCCGGGAATAGGCATAGACTTAAACTTGCTACGAATACGTCCAAGTTGGATAGTGCAAAGAGCAAGAGTCATTTGAGCAATCCAGTTTCTGCTCCACATGTTTAATGAATCATAGTTTAATGGTCCAAAAGGTGCAGTGAATGGGCCATTAACACCATAAATCTTATCTTGTTCATATGCTCCAGCAGAACCAGAACCAACAGGAGAATAAGCAGAACCACTGTTAACAATAGTGCTTGCTAGTGTTGGAAAAGGTTGTCTAGTGAATCTAACACGAATCCAAACACGATTGTTATAACCGGGAACAAGACTGTTTGGTGTTGGATATATTCTTATACTGCGGCCAGAAATCTTATAGCTATAATGTGATCTACGAACTCTTTGCGCTGACTCTAACATCCCTGCTCTCAGCACATCTTCGAATAGTGGAAGAACATAGAAACGTGTATCTGGGATATAGGACTCTACTGGAAGTCCTGTTGCAACAAAGTTACTGGCAAGGTTAGAGTTGAACACATATTGAACAGGTGCGTTATGGAATACCTCAACAACTTGCATGGAACCAACAGAACCGCTTGGCTGTAAATTCCATACTGGTATACCATTTTTATCTAATAAATCACTGTATAAGTCATATTCTTGTTTAGCATTTACCATGGTAAGATAACCAAGATAAGTTTGTTCGTCTTGGGCATAACCCACAACACCTGCATATGGAGCCGCAAGAGTTAATAAAAACTCTAAGTTTTGTTGTACGTACATATCTGTAACGTTTATGCTGGGAGTTCCGTTTGCATCAATGCTTCCTGTTGGTGAACCAAGAAGGTTAGCAAGGTTGGATATGTTTTGATATTCAATCATCTTGCCGTTGAACTCACGAGTTGCTTGTTCAAAGTTATCCCAGATTTGACGTTTAGTTAACTCAACAGATAAAACGTCTTCACCCAGAAACCTTAAGACGAATGTGATCAGGTTGTCAGCATCTTGCTGGAATAGTTGATACTTGTCGTAAAAACCAAAGCTTGTTGGTTTTAATGTTGTGTTGAACGTGCTCATACTTATAATTACAAACATGAACATAAGATTGATTAAACCTGTAATAAAAGCGATACTTTTAGAAGCTTTAAAAGCAAAAACTCTTTTGACTTGGGATGATAAAGAAAAGAATACAAAAGCTGTTGACAGCCTGAACGATATATAAAAAGCATCCAGAAATGGAAGGCGTTAAAATCAAAACAATAACGGTAGTAAAGTCATGAACAAAAACTTAAAACAAATCATTAAAGCAGTTATTTTAGAAGTTCATGAAGAAGAGTTTATAAGGCTTGGAGTGTCTTCTGAGAAAACTGGCTTAAAAACTCTGCGTGTGTTTGACTTTGATGACACTCTTGCTAAAACAAATTCAAAGGTTGGTGTAACAGAGTACAACAAGGAAACTGGAGAGCAAATCAAACCTGAGTATATGATTACTCCCGCTCAATATGCAACATTTAAAATAGATACTGCCGAAAACAATCCAAAAATCGAATACAAGTACGATTATCGTGAGTTCACAGAAGTTGTAGATCCAAAAATCATCGATTGGACTTTTGAAATTTTAAACAAGATTGTTAAAAAATTAAGAGCAAGTGAAGATATTCCTGCTGTTATCTTAACAGCAAGAGGTCACGATGCAAACAAAAATATTCGTGCATTCTTGCAGACAATGAATATTAACATCCCTGTTAAAACTCTTAACAACTCTGATCCAAAACTCAAAAGTGAATGGATCAAAAAAACAATGCTTGATCGTAATATTCCACATGTTGAGTTTTTTGATGACAGCCGTTTAAACGTTGATGCCGTTAAAGAACTAAACAACGACTCAGATCTAATCGAAATGTTTAAACAAAACCTAAGAGTTCGCTCACGTCTTGTTCAACACGAAAAATAAAAACCCTTGATAGATTCTATCAAGGGTTTTTCTGAATTATAAATAAATTGGTTTAAATGTCAACGTCTGGTGGCACGGCCTTTGCGATAGCCTGCACGGAAAGCCTTAGCAACGGCTTCTTGAAGAGCTTCTTCCATGCCATCAGTTTCTTCTTCCATTTTGGCCTCGTCCATGTCTTTCATTTCATCCATAGCTTCTTCTGTAGCTTCACGAATTAATGCTTTAAGTTGTTTAACTGTAACTCTCATAATAAATCTCCTTTGGCAGATATACTAGCCAATCCTTAAGTATTCAGTCTTTAGAGATTTTTTCTAAACCCATATTTTTCATTATCTTTGTCGCAGTACCATAAATTGCTTTTTCATTCCCTTTATATCTTTTTTTAAGCTTGGTACGAATAATATTTTCTATTTCTGGAGGAAAATGAATCTTTCCTTTGCGTTTCTTTTTTTCTAGTAACAAGGTTTCTTGAATTAATAAAGAAATCATTTCTGCTAATAATTCTTCTGTTGTCATTTTTTTCTTTTCTTTTGCTTTTAACCTTTCTTTTTCAACAATTTCATTACCAGCATCTTTGAAAAGATTCATTATTTTTTTTGCATCTTTTTTAACTGATGGAATATTTGGAAGTATTTGTTTGAAAGATTCTAAATCTTCTATCTGAATTAGTCTTCTTGCTGCTGTGCCAGAAATACGATCTTCTCCGCCCATAATCACAGTTGTTTCTTCGGCTTTAACTCTTCCAGCAGAAGTAAGTTTTGGAAAGTTACGATTGAAAGCCCCTTCATTAAATCTTTCCATGTCTTCTGGACCAGCAAATAAATAAACCATTATATTACTGTTATCATCCATTGCAGCTACAGTATCAAAGGTATATTTTATTGGAGATCCTTCCATTAAAAGTCGAATACCTTTTTCTTGAAGTGCTGGTTTGATATATTTTTCCATATAAACTGTGGAAGCTTTACCACTCAGAGGAAACTCGCCGGGACGAACTCTATCTGAGGTAGAAGCAACAACAGTCAATTCGTCAACCTTGTCTTTTGCTGCTAAAATACTTTCATAATGCCCACGATGAAAAGGTTTAAATGAACCTGGATAATAACCAATCTTTTTTAATCCTTCAATTTGTTCACGAATCAAAGCACGGTTTGCTGCGGTAAATCCACCACGATTAACAAGCTTAATAAGACCAGATGATCCCTTGGAAACATAACCTTCACCACCAGGAACATCACCAATAAAAGCCTTAACTGCTGTATCTTGTTTGTCAAACTGAGAAACAATCTTGTTCTTTAGTTTTTCAATTTCTTTTACAATTTCAAATAACGTTCTGAAACCTTGAGCCTCTTCTTTAAAATAAGACAAAACATTGCTGATTTTTGCCTTTGAAAGCTTTTGATTTGTTTCTACCCAAGCTTTGAAATCTTCAGACGAAACAGATGAAAAATTGTCTGCCTTTGAGTTTGTATAAGCGTAAAGAATATCAGGCAAGTCTTTTATTTTCTTGCCGATTAAATTATTTTCATCCAAAACAGAATCAATAGCCCGAGAATTACTTTCAACTTTTGACTGAAGTTCCTCTGCTGCTTTAACCATTTCCATTTCAAAATTTGGTTTTTCATTAACAAACACAGGAGAAAATATTAAAACAGATCCAGCAGATAAACCTCCATAAGACAAATCTCCATGAAAATAACTTTCTAAATCTTTAATAGATTCTTCTGTTGTGTTGCCATCTGCATCTTCTTTTATTATACCATGAAGAACAACACCTACCGAACTATTACCAATCTTTTTACCCAATTCTGATTTAACAGGAACTCTATATGTTACTAAATTTGGTTTAAATTCATATCGATCATCAACCAAAGAAGGTTTCTTCATATAAAGAAGATCACCTTTAAAAAATATACCTTGATCTGGTTCTTTATCAATTTGTCTTAAAGCAGATTTAAATTTTTGAAATATACCTGACATACTTGAAGCAAATTCAGAATAATCCTTACCAGCTTTTTCACCTCTGGTTTTAATCATACTCTTAAGCTCTTCTGAAGATTCTGTTCTTCCTTTGTAGCTCTTTACTGTAAAACCACTCTTGTCTGTTAGAATAAATTTGCCATCTTTATCAACACCAAAGACAATTGCAGGCGACCCATCCCATTTTATAGTAGTTGTACTGGTTGCATTTTCTGCGAGCTCTAATAAGCCGTTTACGGCCTTCTGAGCACCTTCAGAACCTTCCCAATAAATCATGTCTTCTGGATGTTGTATTCTTGCTTCTAAAGCTTCTTTTATTAATTTTGTTATAGGTGGAGCAGCAAAAGATTTATTTGTTGCAAAAGTTTCATTTGCTTCACGAACAAGATCTTCAAAATCATTACGGTCCCTTATGGCATTTATAATATTTTCAACGTTTGAAAGATCAGATTCATTAAAACTTTTACCAAGAAGAATCTTTGCAATTTTTTTTGGATCTTTTGAAATAGTTTCGTTTGTTGCTCGATCAACAAGACCTTCTGTGTATGACCACCTTAACCCTTCTGGGTATTTTGGCATTTTTGTTGCTTTTGCTATACTTGCAAGTAAAACATGTTTGTGTTTTCCAGAATACTCAGAGTTTTCAACTCCACCTTGCATTGAAAACTTTAACCAACTTGGTTTTCCAAACATAAAGTCTGTTTGAACAAATCCATTACTAGGATTTCCATTGATAGGTGTTTTGAAGTGTACGTTGATTCCACCTTTTTTAACGTCATCTTTTGTAACTCCTTCAATATCCAACAACTTTGCAATTAGTTCTTCTTTTGATATTGAATCTTCATCTATTGCAATATCAAGATCACCACTTGTTGCTTTTCTTCCCGTTGTTCCAAGAGTGTTGTTAACAAGATCAATATCAAGTTTGCTTTCTAGCCAACGAAGAGTAGGTTCAACGTCTTCCCTTTTTATTCTATTTGTTAATAATTCTCCTGTTTTCTTGTCTTTAAAAATATTCCCACTCTCTTTTAGCATAAATTAAAATCCTTTTTTTTAAATATTTACTGAGTCTGAAAATATTGAATCTCAAATCAAACCCTAGATCTTTTCAAGGTTACACAAAATAAGGCTATATATATAAAATACTCACAAGGAGAATATTACATGAAAGCAATTTTAAGTGGTGTACATGCTGGTTCTGGTGGCAAACAACACATTTCAATTAGTGGTGATTTAACCATCGAAGATTTGGATGTAAAAGTTTTACTTACACGGATTTCTCAACTTGAAGAACATGTTGTAAAACTCGAAAGTGTTGTTTCAAGACTTCAAGAACAAAGTATGCGTTCTAGTACAAAAGAACTTGCTAAAGCACTCGAAGAAGTAAAAGAAGAAATAGTTGTAGCAGAACCAGCAGCTCCAGTACAAGAAGAACTTAAACAAGTAACTTCAACTAGTAAGAAGAAATCTGTATAATCAATAAATAATTATTCTTTGGGTGCTATGGGGATGTTCTCCATGGCATCTCGCCTTTTAACCAAAGCATTAAATGCATCATCCACAACATTTGGATTTTCTTTTTTCCAACTACCAAGATGGCCAACATTTAAATGACATTGATATTCTTTGTTTTCACAAAGAGTTATTAGATTTGATTGTTCCAATTCAAGCTCTGGATAAAGATGAAATGGTTTGATGTGATGAACTTGAAGTTGTTGTTCACAACCACAAGCCGCACACGTTGGAAACGATTTTAAATGGCTTTTGCGGACAGTTTCCCAACGAGATGAACGAACCGCTAAAGGTTTGCCTTTAACGGCTTCCTTAATGGCTTTATAAAGGCGTTTAATCATCTTGATATATCTCCAAGATGTAAGTAGTACAAAAGCAAGAAGGGCAGCCTTTTGGGCTGCCCTTCCTTTTAGTTATTCTCTATTGCTAGAGCATATCCAAACACAGATTTACACTTCCCGTTTAAAACCTTGATCAACGTTGAATATGGCATGCCTAAGTCTTTACATTGTTGCTTGATATTTGAAGTTAATACAATCTCTAAACCTTCGTTGTTAATAAGCTTTAATCCTACGTATTTACCACCGCTTATTTTCTCTCTATGCTCTTTACTTAAAGCCTTTCTAACTTGACCTTTTTGACTAGTGTATTCTGGTTCCTGTTC